GTAGATGGTCTTTCAAAAGATCCACTATAAATTCCTTTAAAATATCCAGCGAAATTTACAACATCTACATAATAAAGATTACTAGATGTAACGGTGTTAATAATTCCTTTAAAACTTGAACTACTAAAACTTCCACTAAAAGAAGAAGTTACACATGTAGCTGACGTAAATGATCCGCTAAAAGATCCAGATGCAAATGTTGATGAGCCAGATACATAAAGAGGAACTTTAGTACCTGTTGTCTTATTAGACAATCGACCTGTAAAATTGGATATAAATGACGTTCCTGGAATTACAGACGATGTTAAACTATAAGCATACCATTTACTTCCCGAATATATAAATAATGATGAAGTAGTATAAGCTAACCAACCTTCATTGCCATATGAAGACGCGGTAAGAGGCGCATCATGCCATACTGGATTAGTATAAACCGTGGTGTTGCCAATATTAGAAGCGTAAATTTCTAATATTTCATCGATACCAAAATTTTTATTTTTAAATTCGGTGGAATTGTTTATGTAGGTATCTTGAGATGGATAAATAAATGTATGCATATTATACTACAAGTCCTTTTATGTCTGAATCTGGGAACTTAACTTCAAATACAGATGGATCTTTTGGTGGATAAACTATATTGTTCTGAGTTGCTATACTAATATTATAAGCAACCGGAGAATAGTTTCCGTCGTCGATTGTCAAGTTCTTTATAACAATATCGCTCACCGATTGAACGCCTTCGTTTTGCATTATTTCAAAATTGATTTGACTCAAATTAATTGGTTGATTAAAACTCCACTTATCAATTTCAAAAAACGATTTAACCGATTGTATACAATTGGTCAAAACTTCAGATTTATTAAATCCTTTAAACACAGTTATCTTAAACTCAACGCCTATGTTTATAATATATCCGTCTATAATATTTACTTTGTCAGTTAAAATTTTATAGTTTTGGATATAAGTGATTAAATTCTGAAGTGTCGCTGGATTAACTTGAGTTAAGTTCTTGTTAGCATCATATCCAAGTAAATAAAGATTATTTGTAAATGGACTATTTGATTGTAAAAATTTTCTTCTATCAAGAGGATTCAACGGAGTTAAATTTACAGATGAATTATTATCCGTGTTTATTACTCCTGAAATTAATCCATTATATTGAACTTCTCTTGTTAAATTGCTTTGCACAAATGCTTTTGATATATTGCCAAGTTGCGGAGGTAAAGCATAAATTCTCAACAAGAAATCGTCTTCTGTCACCATACGATTTTGTGTAGAAAAATTCAACATCGCATTTTGTCTAATCTCTTCGTCAGATTCAGCATCATCTCCACCTGTTGCTGCTTCCAAATTATTTACTCTTAACGAATTTTTAATAGTGTTTAACAAAATAACTTCACTATCTGTCAAAGCAGTTACATCATTTAAATAAGAAACGCCTAAAATTTTATTTATTTCGCCTGAATTTACATTTGAATTTAAACCGCCGCCTATAATATAAGTTATAGTTAGTGTCGTATTTGATGGAGATACACCATAAGAGTTTTCTTTTAATACGTTTGTGTTATCAAGTGAAACATTTAGATTCTTTAAATTAGAAAGAGCTACACCAACATTTGTTGGATTAGGAATTACAATAGTATTTGAATAGTTTTCGGTATTAGCTCCAAATTGTAGTGTGGTTTGATTGTTTTCATCTACAACCGTAACATATCTTTTTTCTGTTCTTAAATACTTTAGAATTTTTGGAGTCTCACTTCTATATGGAGATAAAGTTTGATTATTCAGAGGAACATTGTCAACTTCTATTGGAATTGTATCTTGAGCTAAGTATTGCACCTCGTAGTAATTATTGTTATTACTATCAGTAACACTTATTATCTTCAATACATTTGTTTCATCCAACTTTATGCTGTAAAATGGAGTTTGATCTGTTACACTAACTTGTTTGTTAACTACTGTACCTGAATACGCTTTTGCACTCTTTTTAACCAAGTAAAACTGTGGTGCACCTGTGTTATCACGACTGTAAACTGTAATTTCTCTAGGGGAGAATTTAGTGTCTTGACTAAAATCTATGCTTTCTTCTATTACGAAATTAACTCCTGGAGTACTTGACAACTGTGAAAATGGTTGTAATATCAAACAATAACGTTCATCTGGTAAGTATTCGTTATCTTTAGTACGAATGGATGGCAACAATTGAAATACATCTACGTCGGCGGAAGAAGCAGAAGAAACTTTTGGCTTATATCCAAGATATTTAGCTCCATTAATAATATTTCTACGATCTTGCGCAAATTGAATATAACTTTCAAAGAATTGTTGATCTGTGTAATAGGAAAGAACATCGCCTACATAAGCAGCTTGTTCGATGAATATTTGACCTGGAGAACTTTCACTAAAATCTTTATAACTCTGTGGATAATATTGTTTTGTGAAATCAATCAGTTGTTGACGCAATGATGTAAAATCTCTATTGAGATAATTTACATCTTTTGTATTTGCATCAAATGTTTTATTAATTAGCGTTGACATTAGATTTTATTAGTTTCCAAGTTAAACTCGGTATTACCCACGGTATTGTTATATCTAAAGGTAATACTTATAAATATTGAATTTGTACTATTATTATCTGGTTGAATTGGAGATAATTCCACACTTAGTATTGTTGTACCAGGCAGAAACTTATCTACATCACGTTGAATAACGTCAACAATTATATCGTTAGATATATCATCTCCTATATTATTGAATAATAGGTTATATAACCCAGATCCAAAACTATTATTAAATCTTCTCTCGCCTGGAATAGTCAATAAAAGATTTTGAATATTTGTTCCAATCTGAGAAATAGTGTCTTTGTTTGTGGTAAAATAACCTTGATTACCAAGTTGTATTGGCAAAGACAAACCTATAGATTTAGTAGGCGTGGCCATTAGTTACCTTATTTTTCTCCACGTTTCTTATTTACCGCTTTCATTAAAGATCTATAGTCTCTGTTCATAGCACTATAAACACTCTTAACTGGTTCTGGAGCATTTTCTGGAGCTTTTGTTTCGGTAATTACTTG